TGGCTTCTAGGGCATTCAAAGATATCAATTTATCCTTCAAACGTCATCCTGTGACGAATGATGTGGTGACAATTCGTGATGAAGATGCAATTAAAAGATCTGTAAGGAACATAATTTTTACAATTCTTGGCGAAAAACCCTTTGAACCTGATTTTGGCTCATTAATGAATGAATCTTTATTTGATTTAACTACAAATTTAAGTGAAATTCGTATTTCAGATGAAATTACATCATCATTGAATAATTATGAACCAAGAATTGATAATGTTGAAGTATTAGTTCAAGTATCACCAGATACAAATGAAATGAATGCGACAGTTCAATACGATATCACTGGTATTCCTGCCCCGACACAAACAGTAGACGTTCTCCTTTTTCCAGCTAGAACATAATGGCTTTCGGTCAATACGTTAATTTAGATTTCGATCAAATAAAGACCTCGATTAAAGATTATCTGAGGTCAAATACCAATTTCACTGATTATGATTTTGAAGGATCAAACCTGTCAATAATTATTGACGCATTGGCATATAATACATACACAACTGCATATAATACAAATATGGCAGCAAATGAGTGTTTTCTTGACTCCGCTACACTTCGAGAAAACGTTGTTTCGCTTGCAAGAAACATTGGTTATGTTCCAAGATCTCGTAGATCAGCTAGAGCAAAGATATCTTTTACTGTAAGTGGTTTAACAGGCACTACAACACTAACATTAAACTCTGGAATTATTTGTAATGGTTCTGGAGAAAATACAAATTACATATTTTGCATTCCAGAAGATATTACAGTTGCAGTTGTAAATGGATTTGCTGAATTTAATAACATTGAAATATATGAAGGTAATTTCGTATCTCAAAATTTCACAACCGACACATCTTTGTTTAATCAAAGATATATTTTGAATAATTCCTTTATTGATACTTCAACAATCAATGTAAAAGTTAAACCATCAGAATCATCTTCTACAACTGTCACTTATAAACAAATCGATAACATAATTGGAATTACATCAACTTCATCATCTTACTTATTACAAGAAATTGAGGATGAAAGGTATGAATTAATCTTCGGTGACAATATAATTGGTAAAAAGTTGTCAAATGGTAACTTTATTACAGTTTCTTACATTGTAAGTGATGGAAGAGAGGGAAATGGTGCTTCTGAATTCAGTTTTGTAGGAAATATTACAAATCAAGACGGTGCTGCGATCAATCCAAACACTATTTCGTTAGTTACCACGGAAGAAAACTCAAGAGATGGTGATGAAATTGAATCCATCTCTTCAATTAAGTATTATGCACCTCGAATTTACTCATCTCAGTATCGTGCAGTTACGGCATCCGATTATGAGTCAGTTTTAGCGTATATTTACCCAAATGTTGAGTCTGTAACTGCTTATGGTGGTGAAGAAATGAGTCCACCTCGTTATGGAAAGGTTTTTATCTCTGTAAAACCTCGAAATGGTGATTTTCTTTCTGATCAGACAAAAAGAGAGTTGATTCAAAAATTAAAAAGCTTTGCAGTTGCTGGAATTGTTCCAGAATTCATTGATCTTAAGTATTTGTATGTCGAAATACAAACTTCAGCATATTATAACACAAATTTAGTAAATGATTCAGAAAATTTAAAGACAAGCGTTTCAAATGCACTTACTCAATATTCTCGATCAATTGATGTTAACAAATTTGGTGGTAGATTTAAATATAGTAAGGCAGTTAGTTTAATTGACAACGTTGATGCATCAATTACATCAAATATCACCAGAGTTCTTATCCGAAGAAACTTAATAGCAGAAATTAGCAAATTTGCTCAGTATGAAGTGTGTTTTGGTAATATGTTTCATGTTCAAGAAAAATCTTATAACATTGTTTCAACTGGATTTACAATTCAAGGTGTTGTGGGAACTGTTTATCTTGCTGATGAGGCAATTGACCGAGATAAAGGTCGAATATTCTTCTTCACATACACAGAAGGTGGAACTCCTACTATAATCAAGAAAAATGCAGGCACAGTCGATTATATGCATGGTGAAATACTTATAGATACTGTAAATATAATTTCAACAGTGATTGCAAATAATGTCATTGAAATTCAAGCAATTCCACATTCAAATGATATCGTTGGTTTGAATGATTTGTATGTTAAATTTGATATGTCCAATACAAAGGTGAACATGGTTCAAGATTTGATTGCATCGGGTGAAAACACATCTGGATCAAGATTTGTTCATACTCATAGTTATTACACACCAACTTATACTCGAAATTCAAGTTCTCCAGTCTCAACAACTGATTCAGTTCTTCCGACAACCGCAACATCTACATCATCAACAACCGCATCAAGTGGCACATACTCTACAACGATGACAACAACATCAACAACATCAACCACACCTGTAAGCGGTGGCGGCGGTGGAGGATATAGTTC